CGGCGGATACATCACAGTTGATGGGTCAAGTGTGTTTGGTGCAGAATTTTCAAAAGTTCGCATTAAAACAACTCAGGATCAACTTGATTTTGTCGGACAAGATGTTTTCAATAAACAAGAAAACGTTAAGGTCGAAGTTGCTGCCTCTTCTACATTTACAAAAGAGCAAGACGATCAGCGTATGAAAGAAATAGGCAATCGTTTTGAGATACTGGATCAGATGACCAAGTCGCTTGTAAAAAGTGATATTCGTGCGTTAATTGTTACTGGACCTCCAGGTGTTGGTAAGAGTTATGGTGTAGAAGAAGAACTTACTAAGAGTTCACTTTTCGGAGATATGACAAATCAACGGCGTAAATACGAAGTAGTAAAAGGTGCAATGACTGCACTAGGTCTTTACGCTAAACTGTATGAATACTCAGACAAAGGCAACGTGCTTGTGTTTGATGATTGTGATAGCGTATTGATGGATGACCTCGCACTAAACATTCTCAAGGCTGCACTTGATAGCGGCAAGAAGCGGATGATTTACTGGAATGCAGAGAGTAATAAACTGCGTAGCGAAGGCATCCCAGATAAGTTTGAATTTAAAGGCAGTGCTTGCTTTATTACAAACATTAAATTTGAGAATGTGCGTAGCAAGAAACTGCAGGATCACCTAGAAGCATTGCAGTCACGCTGTCACTACTTGGATCTTACACTGGACACTATGCGTGATAAGATCCTGCGTGTAAAGCAGATTGCAAAAGTTGGTGACCTGTTTAAGGATTACAGTTTCGATCTTGAAGAAGAAAAAGAGATCATCGACTTTATTGCTGATAACTGTAACAAGTTCCGTGAGGTAAGTTTGCGGATGGCACTTAAAGTTGCCGATCTTAAAAACATCTCACCAAACAACTGGCGTGCGCTTGCAGAAAGCACTTGTATGAAACGAGTGTAACGGTTGTTAAAAATTTGACGGTTTGGGCCGCGGCTCCTCTCTCCTCTCTCCTCCAATCGCGGTCCTGGGTGGGTAGTTTAGAAATAGACTACCCACTCACTTTATGTTATAATGGATATTATGCTTTATACAGTTGGCGACAGTTTTACATACGGACAAGAATTACCCAATCCAGAACAGCAAGCCTGGCCTGTGTTACTTGCTGATCGTCTTGGTTACCGTTTGATTAATGATGGCAGACCTGGTGTTGGCAATGAGTACATTGTGAAACAGACTATTAAAGCAGTTGCCAAGTACAAACCAGAACTAGTAGTTGTTGCTTGGACAAGTTGTGGCAGACAAGAGCATGCTGATGAATGGGGTGCTTATGACATATGGCCCGGATGTAGTAGTCGTGTGTTTGATGAAGATCCCAAACTGCAATATCGCAAAGAACTTATTAAATATATTACTGTGAATAACAATGCCGAGCATGAATACAGGCGTTGGTTGCGGCAAGTTATACTTTTACAAAGTTTCTTGCAAAATCACAGCATAGAGTATATAATGTGTAATGTGTTTGATAATCAGCACCGTTTTGGCAAACACTATAAAGACAATCAAGGATACTACGAACTGATAGACCATACTAAGTTTGTGGGTTGGCCCATGGATGGATTTGTTGAATGGGCATATGATACACCGCATGGGCCCGGCGGACATCCACTGGAACAAGGCCACAAACAAATAGCGGAAAAGATACATGAAGCCTGCAATAGTACATGTTAAAGACGAAGTGAACTGTAAGATCGAAGGACTTGACTTGGATACTCGCAAGAAGTTATCCAACATGTTCAAGTATGAGATTCCTTATGCACGTTACTTGCCCGCTGTTAAACTTGGTCGCTGGGATGGCAAAAAAGCATTCTTTCAACTGGGCGGTAGCACATACATTAACCTACTGCCAGATATTCTTCCTGTGCTAGTATCACAAGGATATGACATAACACTAAATGATACTCGTGATTATCAGTGCGAGTTTGTGTTAGAGCCTGTTGATGAAAATACATTTGCAGATACAGTATGGCCCAAAGGGCACCCAATGGCAGGGCAACCTATTGTGTTGCGTGACTATCAGATCGAAACAATCAATAACTTCTTAACTAATCCACAAAGCCTACAAGAGATCGCTACAGGTGCAGGCAAGACACTGATGACTGCAGCACTGAGTAAGAGTGTTGAGAACTATGGACGCAGTGTTGTTATTGTTCCTAACAAAAGCCTAGTAACACAAACAGAAGAAGACTATGTTAACATGGGCTTGGATGTTGGAGTGTACTATGGTGACCGTAAAGAGTTTGGAAGAACACATACTATCTGTACTTGGCAAAGTCTAAACATTCTACTAAAGAACACAAAGAATGCAGTAGCACCTATAAGCATTGGTGAGTTTTTAGAGGATGTGGTGTGCATTATGGTGGATGAGGTGCATATGGCTAAAGCAGACGCTCTCACAGCCCTGCTAACGGGCGTAATGAGCCACATACCCATACGTTGGGGACTAACAGGCACAGTACCTAAAGAGAAGTTTGAGAGTGTAGGCATTGTGTGTAGTATTGGTCCTGTTATCAATCAAATCAGTGCAAAAGAACTACAGGACAAAGGTGTGCTTGCACAGTGTCATGTTAATGTTGTACAAATGATTGACACAGTAGTACACACAAATTATCAAAGTGAGCTTAAATACTTGTTAGAGGACAAGGATAGACTGGACTATATTGCAGGCTTGTGTGACAGTATTAAAGACACGGGCAATACACTTATACTAGTAGATCGTATTGCGGCAGGCAATGAACTAGCAACTAGAATACCAGACAGTGTATTTGTATCAGGGAGTACAAAGGGTGCAGACAGAAAAGCAGAATATGACGAGGTATCAACTGCTACAGGAAAGGTTATCATCGCGACCTACGGTGTTGCGGCTGTTGGTATCAATATTCCTCGCATCTTTAATCTGGTGCTTGTTGAGCCCGGTAAAAGTTTTGTTCGCGTTATCCAAAGTATTGGGCGTGGAATTCGTAAAGCGGAAGATAAAGACTTTGTTCAAATCTGGGACATAACCAGTACAGCAAAATACGCTAAAAGACATTTAACAAAAAGAAAAGCCTTTTATAAAGAGGCTAATTATCCATTTACAGTAGAGAAAGCGGATTGGAATTAACATGAGTGAAGATTCAAGACCTAAACTAGGCGAAACTATGTATAACAATGGAGTTGCTTATTTTTATGAGCAGTTCAATAATAAAAGCACGGCACCGTTTGTGACTTGGATCATTGAGCAGAATATGCTACCAGCTAATCAGCGTCCTAAAGAACTTACACTTATTATCAATAGCCCAGGTGGTAGTGTGCATGCTGCATTTGCACTTATTGATACTATGAAGGGCAGTAAGATTCCTATTCGTACTGTTGGACTAGGGCTTATTGCAAGTTGTGGTATCCTAACATTTATGGCTGGCACAAAAGGTCGCCGTGTTGTTACGCCTAATACAAGTATCCTTAGTCACCAATACAGTTGGGGATCACGCGGTAAAGAACATGAACTGTTTGCTACAATGCGCGAGTTTGAACTTAGTAGTGAGCGTATGCTAGAACATTATAAGAAATGCACAGGCTTGACCGAAAAGAAGATCCGCGAAGTATTGCTTCCTGCAGAAGATAAATGGCTTAGTGCAGAGGAAGCAAAGAAATACGGCATTGCTGATAAAATCGTAGAGGTATATTGATGACACTACTGCTAAATGGCTGCAGTTTTGGATGGGCCTGGCAAAGTTTTCCTGGCACTAATTTAAGTCAAAGTGGCGGTAGTATTGCTCGTAGTGTAAGAACTACAATGGAATGGATTGTTACTAACGGCAAACCTAACTATGTTTTTATTCCATTGACAATGACTAGTAGATTTGAAATTGCAATGATTGAAGAACAAAACATTCCAATTGAAGGTCCTTATATAGTGGGAAGTCATGTTAATAATTATGAGATTGGCGCAAAACTAAGCGATAGTTTTTATATGGGATGGGATTATGCATTTATGCATATTGCAATGTTTAGTGCATGGCTAGATTCGCAAGGTATTAAACATTTGATTTGGGATCAATGTAATATGTTTGACAGGGAGCATATTCAGGGGTTGCATGGATTAGAAAAACTAAAACTTATAGAAGCAAATCCAAGAGTCGTTCCTTTATTTAATTTTTGTGGCAATCAGTATATGTATGATAACGGAGCCGATTGGCAATCGGCAGATGATAATATAGAAACTTTTATAAGGCACTACAAAGACGAAAGTTATGATATACTAAAAGAATATTTAAGCAAGTACATGAAAGATGTACTCAATGAAAAGGTAGATTGGTAATGCGAATATTAACACTGGAAAATACTGCGTATGAGATGAATGACATACCAGACGAAGTGGATGATCTTCGCTTTGCAATACTGGACAACAGTAATCCTGCTGATCCAGATTACTTTTTTATTCCCTTGATCTTTCTAGAAAGTTTTAACAGTCCAGCAGTGGTGTTAGATGTTGGTGGCAATATGATTCGCATGCCAGTGGATTGGAAGATCCTTATTGGTGACAGAGACATTGGTGACCTTGAGATGCTTAACTTTAGTAGCCTAAATGATCGTGGGTTTGATGCATTTGTGTTTAATCCCTTGGGAGACTTTAGACACAACTACTTGCCAGTGAATATTGTAGACATTTACAGCGATGTTAAATGGTTCTTTCCTAAACTTAAACAAGGACAAATACTTGCTATTCCAATTGAAACAGGTGTAGAAAATCCTCGTTGTGTATTCTGTGCCAAAGAGATTAACAAACAAAACGAGATTGTTAGCATTGATCGAGCCTGGTAGAATAATCCGCACAGACCATAGAGTGTTTAGTTGGAGCGGGTATGTAAACTACGAAACCACCCGTAAACAAGCAGCCGGTATGGAAAATCTAATGCAAAGAATAGAAAGATATCTGGAAAATAGATCTGGGCATGAGATTAAATTTGAGAATTATAAATTTATTCTCGAGTTTGAAAGACTTGACGATGCTCGTATGTTTGTGTTATCATTTAGTGATGTAATAGATACACATGGAGTTAAGTTTGACTGATAAGTTACCATTAAACACAGTGCTTGCTGCAATTGATCGCAAAGACTATGCATTCTATGATGGGCTTACACCAGAGCATCAAAAGCAAGTTGCACCATTCTTACTAAACCGTTATGTAAGTCTAGTAAAAGGTAGTAGTGAACTACAAGCATACTATCTAATGGCTGGCAATCAGCGTGTTAACAAAACATACTTTGAACTAGCAAAGCATCCTAAACTTGTGTGGCAACTGCTATGCACAGTGAGTCCTGGCATGGGAACACAGTTTCATCAGTGGGTAGGACACAAAAAGAAAGATAAGAACAACAGTAGCAAGCGTCGTAAAGAAGTAGAACGTTTGCATCCACTTGCAAAAAGTGATGAACTAGACATGCTTGCAAACATGTACACAGACAAGGACCTTAAGGCAATAGCAAAACTTTACGGTGATGTACCATGACCAGGTACAGTATGAACAGTTGTGCATATTATGATATTAAAGATGCAATCGGAGAAGAATGGCCCGAGTACGAGGAGTTTTTAGCACTTAAAAATTTACCAAAGCATATAGAACTGCATGTACTAAAAGATCCTAAGTTTCATTCAAGTTTAAAAGATATATTAAAATTTAAGTTTAGAAATGTAGAACTAATTACTCAATGTTACAGCCAGTCTTGGCAAGACTTTTTTGTATTGACTGCACTCGATGGAAAAAAAGAAGGCACATGGTTGGAATTAGGTGCTGGTTGTCCTGACGCACAAACAAATACATATCTATTGGAAACTGTTTTTAATTGGTCAGGTATTAGCGTAGATATTCAAAGTTTTCCTTACAGTGATTATAGTAGTATTAGGCCTAAAGCAGAATACGTTATATCAGATGCTACTAAAATAGATTATACGAAGTTGCTAAAAGATATGCCTGCTACAATAGATTATCTACAAGTTGATATAGACCAAGAATGGTTACCTACATTTATAAAATCACAAGAGTTCAGTGTGATTACACATGAGACGGATGTTTTCACTGGTAACAATGCTGAACCTAGTAGACAATTTTATCAAGATCACGGATACTTGTTACTAGTAAAAAATGTTGCCGTAAGAGATAGTAATACAGATTGCTGGCAACCGTTTGAAGACTGGTATGTTAATCCCCGCACGGTTAGTTCTCAGATAATACAATGTCTAAAAGACACAAGCGACGCACTTAAACCTCCGCACACGGTTTTTGTAAAATGAATGACTTTACAAGCGTCATAAAAGATGCTATAATTAACTATAGTATGGAAACAAAAGACTACACATGTCAATACTGTGGCAAAGGCTATCGCAAGGAAAGTACCCTTGTGGCGCATTTGTGCGAGCCAAAGCGCAGAGCACA